GAGTTGAGCGACTCGAATACAGTTACGAGTGAGTCAGCGCGCAATATTGGCCCATATCTTATAAATTCTGATGACATTGCCTTGCCAATTCGAAAAAACCCAATTTGTCGTGTTCCACCAATCATAAATGGAAATAAGCCTGCTGATGGCGGATTTTTGATTGTGGAAGAAAAAGAACGAAACACAGTCTTGACTGAAAATCCTGAAATAGCTCCATGGCTGAAGCCTTTTGTTAGCGCGGATGAATTCATCAATGGACGATTAAGATGGGTGCTGTGGCTACAGGACGTGCCTCCAGAAACGATCCGGCGTAGCCCAGGTGTTATTAAGAGAATTGCGGGGGTTCGAGCGTTTCGCGAAAAAAGCAAAAAGTTATCCACCAAGCAAAAGGCCTTTAGTCCGACTGTTTTCGATCAAATTCGGCAACCAACTTCGAGATATTTGCTAATTCCAAGGCACTCGTCAGAAAATCGCAAGTATATTCCGATCGGCTATTTTAATCCTGATGTTATTATCAGTGATTCCTGCACCGCCATTCCCAATGCAAGTTTGTTCGAGTTCGGTGTGATTTCGTCTCTGATGCACGTATCGTGGACGAGACTCGTTTGCGGGCGCATTAAGTCCGACTTTAGATATTCCAACAAACTTGTCTACAACAACTTTCCTTGGCCACAAAATCCCACCGACAAGCAAAGGTTCGCCGTAGAGGCAAAAGCTCAAATTGTGCTGGACATAAGAGCTAAGTATTACAACTCGTCGCTTGCGGATCTCTACGACCCTTTGACCATGCCTCCCGATTTAGTCAAATCTCATGACCAACTTGATCGAGCTGTCGAACTCTGCTATCGGTCCAAGCCATTTCAATCCGACCGAGAAAGAGTCGAATACCTTTTCGAGCTTTACGCTGAGTTGACCACGCCATTAGTAGCCAACGAAAAGCCGAAAAAGATTCGAAAAGCCAAAGGTTAGTTATCGGTAAAAATTTAGTTCGTGAACATCAATCACCGTCAACACCGGCCTGTGATCGCTCGTATTTTCATCATCTGGAAAATCCCCGTGCCTCACAACAACCTCGCAGGTGACACTCCACTCGGATTCAAGACCAGCGACGAAAACAAAGTCCAACATTGAATCGGGGTAGTTATCTTTTTCATCGCCATCTGGATCAGCCCAATTCGTGTCGATAAGCTCTTTAGGCTCGATCCACTTCCAGACGTTATCGGTCTGAATCAGATCAAACGCCAAGTTGCCCTTCCTCGTGTGAAAATCAAAATCCAGGTTGTAGTCGCCAACTGCGATGGTTGGTGTAGCAAGCTGTCGAGCCCATTCGACAAGCAACTTCGCCTGGAGGTTTCTGTTTTCCGCCTTCCCCCGCGTGAAGTGATTATTCATCACAATGAACTCGAATCCGGTCTTTCGATCCCGAAATCGGTTGTAGATCGGGGATCGATTGTTTCCACCCGGCATTTCGGTATTACCAACCTTTCGAAGCTCGAGCTGCTCAAGGCTCTCGAATCTGGGAGACCAGGCGATCATCAGCCGATCTTCGCCCCCGCGCGAACCGCCATGGTAGGACCAGCCTAGTGCCTTTCCGATCTGGCCAATGGCGCTGGACGGCACTTCAGACAACGCAACAATATCGAAGTCCGGCATATCATCAGCTTGGAGCTGTTCAATAATGACCTGGGTATCGCTGCCACCGCTTTCAATGTTCCAGGCAAGGATGCGGATGGACTCGTTGGCGGATGTCGCTTGGTAGAGGGCTAATAACAGACTAAGGGGAATAAGGCATTTCATGGAAGTTACTAAGACCTGGTGGTTAAGGCTTTCATTTAGCCGGAAATGATTGAGGGGTTTGAAAGTATCATAAGAGCAAGTCTTCGCCGTTAGAAGATGGACACGACCCAGTTCACTTTGATTGGATGCAGTAGTCTCATGTCGTTCCCCGTTATTTCACTTAAGGCATAGTCGCGGACGTCGATCCAAGTGTTCCAGCTGAAGATTTTGATAAGAGCGAAATTTGCATGGTGAACTCATAAGTTGTACAATCCGAAGCAATTCCCGTATTGTTCGCTTGCCGAGAGAGCTTGACGAAGAAACTGGCTAGCTAAGGACAATGCAGAGTTCGTCAGATCAAGGTAGTTTAGGAACGTTTAGTGCATGTTGTGTTCTTTTTTTCTAAAGTAGTTGGTGTGTTTTGACAGGGAGGATTTCGTTGTGTCGAAACGACAACAACTGGACGAATTATCGGCTTTTTTGATGCGAGGCGCGACGGAAAGCTTGGACTTGGAGATTAAGGAGTGGATTGACCCGAGCACCCCCTTCGGTAAGTCAAAAGTCGCAAAAGCCTGCCTTGCTTTACGAAACAATGATGGTGGTAGATTGGTATTTGGATTCGATGATGGCGGAAACCAGTGCAAATCAGTTGCTCCAATAGACACTCGTACTCGCTTTAGTTCCGATGTAATTCAAGAGATTGTCGGTAAATATGCTTCTGAACCGTTTGGAATAACCATAGAGTATGTTGAAGTTCATGGTCTTGAGCATCCTGTGGTTAGCGTCCCTGGCGGAATAAAAAGTCCAGTAGTATGCAAGTCTGATCTATACGATGTGGAAGGCCAAATCCTGCTGCGAGATAATTCAATTTACGTTCGCTCGGTAAATTCGAATCACCGCGTAAGCTCATCTGAAATCCGCCGTGGAGACTGGGATCGCCTGCTTACTATTTGTTTCGAGAATCGAGAAGCAGACGTCGCGAGATTCGTTCGTCGCCATCTTGTGGATATTTTCGATCCAGAATTGCTTCAGATAACCGCCAAGAATGGAGAAAGCGCCACGATTATTAGTTTGTTGGACCTCGGATTGGCGAGATATCGTAAACTTAGCGAGGAACGACAAGTAAATCTGCCTAAAGAATTTGGATTTCGTGAGTTCGCCGTAGTGGTTGACGGTACCGCGAGTGTTCACGTCCCCAATATTTCGCTCCTTCGGAAAATTGCGAACAACGCGCCGAGAATTTCCGGTTGGAGCCCTTGGGTAGTACTGCTTGGTTCAAGGACTGTGGGAGACCATCCACAAGTAAATAACGGTACACTGGAGTCTTTTATTGACTATCACCAAGGCGGATTTTCGGGGCCACATCTTGATTACTGGTCCATAGATCCCGGTGGCAAGCTCTACCACATCCGCGCATTAGAGGATGATTTTATTTCTAGGCGGCGGGGTTACGATAATATAAAGACCGGCATGTACTTGGATTTCTTCCTGCAAATTAGTCGTGTCGCCGAAGGTATTGCCATTGCTGTCTCAATATCCCAGACTCTAGGGTTTGACAGTGAAACAACACAACTCAAATTCGCCACTAGATGGCAAGGCCTTGCCGGAAGAGAGCTCTGCTCTTGGGCAGAAACTAGTCGATGTTTTGGAACGTGGGGAATCGCAGTTCAGAGTGAATTTGTTCATACTGTACTAATTCCACTGAATGTGGCCAAAGGTGACATACATGAGTACGTAAAACCAATAATTGACAATCTGTTCGCGATCTTCGGAGGCACGGAGATTGAGGGAAGTGTGATTCAGGGAATTGTTAACGAAACACTTAGTAGAAGATGATATTAACCAGCGAAACATCGGACCGAAACGGCGATCTGAGCGGCCTCTGATCTTACCCTACTTGGTTATCTCTCGTTCAAAATAGCGTTTGTCAGTAGGAGCTTCATTTGAATCAATGGAAAGAGATGATTACATTCGGCCTAGCGATGCTTGGTGCAGTCCTAGGTGTCATCAATACATGGCGCACTATAAATCGTGATCGATTGAAGCTACGGGTACGATTTATTAGAGGCATTTCGGTCCATGCTCCTACGATGCCAAGTAGTGTATTTGGCGTTGAGGTCACAAACCTTAGCTCTTTTCCGGTAACCATTTCGGAGGTTGGCCTTCATATTGAGGGTACGAAAAGCCGCGCTGCGTTCATTCCACATATAATATCAGACGGAGGAAAGACGCTGCCTCGAAGGCTGGAAACTAGAGAGCAAATAACTGTATATATTCCGACCACAGCATTAAGGCTAGAGTTGAGATACAAGGATGTTTACGCAACTACCGCCTGCGGAGCGACTACACGAAAACGACAGCGTAGTCTAAAGCTCTTGAGAAACTCCAAACCTAACTGATAGAGGAATACACTTTCGTTGTGGACCGGGACCTTGATTAGAGTCAATTCCACTTGGTCGCAACCGAGCAATTGATACCGTTAGAGCGATTATTTCCTCAAAACCTCAATCATCGCTTCCCGCTCCTGTTCGGGCATCTTCAAGAGCTGCTTGCGCCAATTTCTCTGTCGTCGCCGGATCCGCTCCCTGCTTCTCCGCCCATTGCCGATGTACCGATAATCGTGTAGTTTCACTGGCTTTTCGTAATTCATCCAAATCCGTTCGTCCTGCAGGCCCCCGCGCGTGGGAACGCGATGGTCGATCGCGAACCACGGATCCAGTGCCGCGTACAAATCGCACGCATACCCGCAAATCATCGTCCGGTACCGGGACGTATACAACTGCGTCAGGGTACCTAGAAGACGGCGATGGTCCTCGTTGGAAAGCTCAAATTCGTAGATTCTTCCGGTTGCCCGTTCGCTGAGGACGTAAGGCGGATCGCAGAAAATGAAGGACTCTGCCGCCGTTTGTGGCGTCGCTCGAGTGCCGCTGCATTGTGCGTCACCGGCCGGTGACGTTGGATTGTGCGTCATGCGATCGCAAACGTTCGCCATCACCGGTCGCGGAAAACGGATACACTGGCTGCCGCCGTCGCTCGATCGACCGTCATTGGATCTAGCGTCGCAGGCCTTGGCGGCGGAGTACTCCGTACAGCCAAGCCGAAATCGCAGCCATTCAATTCCATCGCAGTGGTGGATCTCGAGATTGCGACCCCGTTTTGTGCGGCTCCAATCGTCCCACCACTGGCAAACTGAGGGATCTTGATCAATCACGACCGTATGCTCGGCTGGCCGGATGTTCCGAACTACCCCGCAATGGCCAGCGAATGGTACGATCAACTGGCGGTGAGGCGGAATCAGGTTGATCAGCCGCTGATAGATGCCAGCTCCAGACTTTCCGCCTGGGTAGCTGCTCACGTCGCGTTTAACAGCGTCATTGATCATTCCCTAGCACCAAACTCACATCGTGCTTTCCGTCGTCAATCCAAACGAATCCGTCCCGGAGATTCAGTTTGACCTCAGATTTTGCAAGTCTACTGACGCAATCCTCAAGTCGCTTATGGGCCTTCATCATGACGCCAAGGTCATGCAGGAAATCGTCAATCTTGGCATACGGGATTTGGTTGAAAGCGTCTTCGATGGTGACGATCGTAAATTTCGAACAGTCGGTGTCTAACGCTGAGCGACCTGTCATTTCTTTAGCCAATTCTGAATGTACTCGTCGTCATCGACCAGCCCAACATTCTCGCCTGCTTCATCGTCCTCTGAGTCCGTCGCAATCCCTCCCTGCTGAGCCGAGACTGTGCTTACGCTCCTCTGCAATAGTCGATCGAGGAATCGTCGCTGGATGCGATAGGTAGTTCGCTTTCCGCTTCCGATTCGAACGTGATCCAACTCACCACGTTCGCACATTGCACGGACGGTTTGAGGAGTGACTTTCAAGATCTTACCGACTTCAATCGGCGTCAAAAATGCGTTGCTTACCATTTTATAGGTCCATATTCATGCTGGCGGCGATCCATCCGCGTAGCCAATCTCGTGCGGCCTGCTCTCGATCTCTGCCGTAAGGACAATCTGCAATCTCGAATCCATCCTCCTGGGCCTTGCGACCTTTCTCCCATTCGGTTGAATTTTTTCCAGTCTGATTAAGACCCCAAAGCTTCTTCTGCTCGGCTGTATCCTCGGTGATTTCGTTGTACAGCGACTCGATCCACTCCAGAGCGGTGATCTCGATGGAGCTATCACCTGGCGGTTCGCTGTCGTCTTCGTCTCTCAGGCGTGCATCCGCCGCCTTAGGTCGGTCTACAAGCTTCTGTTCGAAGGTTACCACAACTTCATCGTATTCCGAGTTAACATCATCATCTTCCGAGTCTAGGTCCTCGTACTGGAGCTCGTCGTCAGGATCGATGTCACTGACTTCTGGAGGACTGGGCTCGGGATCGACCGCCAGGGATGGTTCGCGGGAATCGTCAGAGTCGACGTAGTCCTGCGACCCGTCTGAGGTGATTCCAACCTTGGAAGTTCCGCTCTTCATCGGTATCTTCGCCATCGCATCATAAATTGCATCGGAAACGTCTCGGCCGAAACCCTTTGGAAGCAGCTTTGACCAGTGAATACCCCTGCCGGCCGCATCAGCTCGGGCTGCTTCGAGATCGCCGATTGTTGGGAACTTCTCGATAAGCAGTTCGACCTTCTTCTTTCCAAGGCCGGGAACGCCAATATCGACAATTCGCTGTGTCGGCAAAGCCTTCCAGGCTTCGTAGGATTCTGAAGTCGCAATTGCCTGGTTGGGACCGGCCGACGATCCTTGCGTTTTACTTGCAACCTGCTCAACCGCCTGCATTTCGCGAACTGAGTCGATCATCGCCTGAGACTGCGGATCGCGGATTCTAACCAACTCATCAGGAAGCGACTTTAGAATGACTTCGAAGGCCTCCTTGGCTCCTTTAGTTTCTCCTTGGCATTCATCGAATGCGGCCTGCGCTGCGGAAAGGTCCTTCGCGGCCTGAGCCTGATCTTTCGAGGCTTTCAGAAATCGCAGATAGGATTGATAAAGCGATTCGAGAAGTGTGAGCTCATCGGGAGTACAGCTGGAAGGTTCAATATCCTCTGGTGGTTCTTTTCCCTGGTCAACTGCCTCAAGAGATTCCTGCGATACAACTTCGGCTTTGGGCGGGGTTAAAACAACCGGAACAGTAGTTTCAGTTGTTGAAGCCGGTGCGAAAGACGACATGTCGATTATTGCCACGGTGAAACTCCTTAAATGAGCGCCAAGTTTTGTGAAAGGGATTGAGAGTGAGCATCTGCGGACTTTCGCCGCTTGATTTTGTAAGCGTAGAATTTTTCAAACAGTCGGTACGTTTCCGTTTCAGCCAGCCCGCGCGTATCGCAGAATATCCATGGCACCGAACTGTACTTCATCTGCCATGACAAATATGTTGCGTTCAGGGATCGGCGATTTTCGACTTTGGTTTTCTTGCCACGCTCTGGAGCGTTTGCAAGCAAGACTCCCAGGGTGCATTCCACGACGATAACACCGAACTCGATTTGATTCAGATACGACAGTGTTGCCTCGAATCGCTCGCGACGCTCTCCCCAGCCAAGAATCGTTCCGTGGGCGTCTTCCATCGATTTGCGTTCGATGTGGATCTGGCCTTCGAAGCCAGCCATGGAGTAATCACCCCTGGAGGTCCCGAGCGATTTCCGGACTGTTTTGGCAACTATCTTCCGGTAGCCCTGCGAAGCGCCGGTCTGAAGATCGGGAAAAGTAAATGGATGTTGTTCCATTTCGTCCACCAGTATCGTAAACGGGCTAACGACCGGTCCATTCTCGGACTGCGAAAGCCAGAACTCTGGCGTCTGATCCTCCAGGAGCGTCAGATTCTGCTTTGCCAGCCAGAGGCGTAGACTGTGCAGTGTCCTATCGCCTGTCCTCGGTTTTGATAAGACTTGATTCGGTGAGATTTTCGACCAGTCTGACAATCTGGCAATTCCGAGTTGTTCGGATAGTTGGTTGAACATTATGCCTCTGCTTCCTTTCTCTTTTCTCCAACGGAAGACCGTAAGTACGACTGAAGCTTGATGCTTGAATCTGCCAGCCAGCAAAGGTAGTCGATCGGTACATTCCTTATTTCCTGCCCTTGATACCTGCCGAAAGTTATTGGCAGACGTTCGTAAACCTCAGCTTCATCTTTCGACATTACGACAACTTGCGTCTCCATTGGGCCAAGAATCGTGTCTGCGAATTCTCGGCAGTATCTGGCGACTCCCACCATAAATTGCATGTCATTGGTATTGCCATCCTTCGCCAGATTTATTCCTGCGCAAGCCGATTCGCGACCTGCGATTCTTCGAGCGATTTTGTCGAGTTCGGTCATGCTCGCTTTTACAGTCATGCTCGCCTTTCCATTGAAACTATTCTACGTACTTGACTGCGACTGTTTGGCGGTTTCGACTTCGATCAGCTTGTCCACGTAGTGGCGAGCTTTCTTGAGGTCTTCGATACCGTTTTTATCCTTCCACCGCGTCAAGTATTTGATGGCGTTGCCATCAAGAAACCCGATACCGTTGGCTTCAATAAAGTCCCAAGGCTGAATCGGCTTCTTCTTGTAGTGGTCGCCGCCGTGTTGGATGCTATTTACTTGAGACAACTTGCTTCTCCTTTGTGAACAATTCCCACGTTCGCGGAAACCGCTCCGCAATGATCTCGCCAACTGCGTTGGCATATTCCCTGATTTCCCACTGTGCCGCAGGGGCTTGCCGCAGCGTCAAGAACCCAAGCCAATTACGTAGGTTGGCACTCGCTCGCATTCGCGAGTAACGAGCAACAGGGACTGGCAGTCGCGCAAGCTCCTTTGGTACACCAAGGTTGATGCCAAGCTCATAAACCATTTGGGCTTGGTCGTACAGTGCCGCTAATTCCTCAAGCCACTGATTCGCGTCTTCCTCTGTCAAAACCTTTCCGCTGCCCTGTGCCTGCTTATTGGTTGTTGCTGTGTTGGCTCCGACCATCACGCGATCCAGCGACGGAACGTAATTTTCATCAGGGAGAGGAATGTAGCGAGCGCTCATTTCGTTGTATGACTGCGTTCGGTGTCGATGCCATTCACGAAAAACAAAAAGTGGAGCCTTGACTTCGATCACCACGCCACCCATTTCAAACGGTGTCGCGTGCTTGTTGTTGTAGAGAAACGCCAGCAACTTTTCATCGCCTGGGCTCCCATTAGTTCCCCATCCATTGAAACCTTTACCAGTTGACATTCTTGCTGCTTCGATGATTGACTCATCGCTCCCCCATCCCTCAACGAATGAAACATACCCTTCATCCAGAACGATAATCTTTTCCATTATTAACCTTCCTTATATCGTCTCCAGTTCACGTTCCACGCTCGCCGCAATGAGGCGTTCTTTCAAAAACGTCTTCCGGTCCCCAATCTTCCATGTCTTGCACCATCGCTGAGCGGTTTCCGGATTTCCGATTAAGTAGCACTCTTGTTTTGCTCTGCTAATCGCTGTCATCACCCAGCTTGCATCGCAGATTGTTCGAGCGCCAGGATACTCGTCGATCACGATGTAGACGAATGGCATCTCTGACCCTTGAAATTTATGAGTTGACAAAGCGTAGCCCATTTCCCACTTCATTCCGCCAGAGGGTTGCTTCTCATTGCTCGACGATTCTTCTGTCTCCTCGCCGTCGCCATCCATGGCGGCATCCTTGCCGGAATCCTTTCCCACCGAGACGATTACGTGTCGCCTCGGTGAATCCAACTTGGCAATGAACCCTCGTGGATGGATATTAACGACTTCGGCCAGTTCTCCATTGGCTATACGCACTTCCATGCGCTCATTGATGTCCGTTTCGTCAATCTGCTCGGACAGCTCTCCGCTGACCGGATACCATCCGTTTTGGGTACATACGATTTTGTCGCCGATTCGGAATTTCGTTCCTTTTACTGGTTCGCCGTCAACGTTCAAAAGCTTCTGAAGCCTGGTGTTCAGCTCTATGCGACAGACTGGACTTTTCTCGTTGACTGGGACTAGAACTTGGGCTTCCCATTTATCGTGCTGGCGAACGAGTGTTTCGAGTTGTTCAATCTGTGCATCAGGAGTTTTGGCCAGTTGGCAGTAAACGTTTCCGACGTTTAGTAGGTCATCCCATCGCTTGCCGTCGCGGATTCGAGCGCAAACCTCGACGATCTCACCTGCATTGCGCTCAACCTTTGTTAGGTGACCGGATGGAATGACGCCGGAATCAATCAAGTCGCGAAATGGAGCGCCACAACCCACTGGGGGTAATTGAAACGGATCGCCGACTAGAAGCATATGAGCGCCGAATGGGCGAGCGGAAAAGATTCTATGAGTAAGATCGATATCGCACATTGACGATTCGTCTGAAATCATCAGCTTGCAGTGGAGTTTCTCATCTTTCTCAGCATCCAACCTAAATAAATGCGAGTGCCACGTCCTAGCGGTGATCGGAATACCGGCTTGTTGAAAGGTCTCAGTAAGTCGAACAGCAGCCTTGCCGGTTGGGGCTCCGACGATGATGTCAGCAACACCAATGCGGCCTTGGCGAATGATAGTCTTAAGGAGTTGGGCTACTGTGTATGTATTGTGAGTGACGATGAAGTTCCGAGTCAAATACAATCCAGTTGTTGAGTCGATGGAGATACATTGACATTCGCAAGTCCCTTCTGGCTCTACCATGGTGATATACCTTCGAGGAATGTACTTTGATTTCGGAATGTACTTTTCTTTTTTCCTTCTTAATTTGAATGGAGTGACAGATGGAGGGAGCTTAATTATCATTCTGTAAGAGAGCTGACCAATCTTTTTTATTCCTTTGTAAGTGAAGGTCGGAGACTTTCGCTTTGTGGTAACTGTCCCTCCAAGGGACTCTACGATTTCTTGTACGTTGCTTGACAGACGTTCAGAGCAAGTGGAGTACTCTATGTTGTGTCCATCAGTGTATCCATCAGTGTCAAGCAAGCCTTGAAGCACTTCAATTCGATTCTTGGAGCTTGACAGGAGATACTCGCTTGGGATGAATTTTTTATTGGATTTTTTTCCTAAAAGGCCAAGCTTTTTTAGTTCTTGAGTTAATGGATTGAATATTCCAGGGCAATTCTTTACGATCCCAAAATCACAGCCGCTGCCGGAAGAAACTACAGAAACTGTCGTCGGGATTCTCTTAAATACTTCGAAAAGTATGTCGGCGTCAGGATTTGAAAGTTTAATCCCATTAACAAAGCATCCGTCCCCAAGTAGCACCCCAAGTAGGTATGGGTCAACTGGCAGTTCAATGTCATGTCCATATTCCACTGGTTCAGCCATTGGAATGACATGATTTGGCGATCCGTCTCCACGGTCTATCGAGTTCGCAATCTCAATGGTTGTTTTTTCAGATCCCAATCTACCTTTTCTTTCTCGTTCCTTTCTTGTTGTCGTACTCCAAAGATGTTCACCGCAGCATCTAGTCCAGGTTCCATCGCTGAAACTAACTCGATAAATCTGTTTTTTACCTTGCGGGAAGACCGCTTTAACTTTCTTGGGATTTCCGTCATCGCCAATTACCATTGAACCAGGTACGATAGAGCCCATTGGGACAAAGCCATCTGGCGTCAAAACTGGTTCATCTAACGGCTGTGCCTTCCCGGTTCCAGGCGAACCAGTCAGAATTGCGACCGGTGAATTTTCGCCTCCGATCGCTTTTCGAAGTTGCGACCGCTGGTGGTCTGACACATTTTGAATTGCATCTACATCCGGCCAAACAGAATAGTTGGCGATTTCGACTCGCTGAAACTGGTCGTCGCAGGTCAATACTCTGTCTTTGGCTTCAGACATTGCGGCTGACACAACGTCAACGATCTCCTGCTCTCTCTGGTCGTTACGATGCTCTGACAACCACAGCACTGGACCATCTTCTTTTGGATAACCTTCGGTATCCGTTCTCGTACTAGCAATGGCTCCATAGTGGTGCTGCGATGTTTCGGCCAGCTCCTTACCATGCAGGATCGCCCCTCGAAAATCGATCTCACAGCCAACTTCGCGCGAAAGCTTTTCGACTGCAACCCGGGCGGGAAACCAGGTGCTTCCGCTGGTGTCTGAGTTCATTCCATACCATAGGCACATTGCCAGCCGGTGAACGTCATTAGCTGGCTTGCGTAGCAAATTCCAGAGATTGTCGGCCTTCTTGAAGCCTATACCGTTGAACTGCATCAGCGTGAACGGATCATCGGTGATGACCTGTGCGGCCTCGTTGCCGTATTCCTTGATGAGCTTACGGGGAAGTGACTTCGGAAAACCTTTGCCGGCCAGAAGAGAATCTAGATCCAGCAATGCAGACTCGATCGCCTTTTGCTGGATCAAGTAGTCTGCGAATCGCTCGGCCTGGTCTTGCTTGATGCCGATCGCGTCGATGACCTCCAGGGGTTGTCGGCACTTTTCGAGCACTTCGTCGATTCCGAATTTGTCGACGAGGATCGCGGCCTTGCGCGGGCCAACTCCATTTCCTTTGCCGGCATGAGTCAAGTAGTCAATTAGCGATTGTCGATCTGGAGCTACATGCTGAACGAATGTCGTAAAGTGGAACTGCTTTTCCTTTCCACCGCTGCGACGATTGAAGTAGTCTTTCCATTGGCCTAAGAATCGATAGACGACTCCTTTTTGCAGTTCGTCTTCGTCGGCCTCACCCTTGATTGTGATGTAGGAGTCCTCGATACCAACATTCCTGGCGGTCTCTCGCGACTGCTGAGCAAGTTGAGCGCTACCGATAATTACCGTCGAATCCGCATTCTCGAAGCGGAATCGCTCGGATCGGTATGTTGCGATGATTTCGAGGGATCGTGTCATTTTCGTTTTAGCTTTTTAACCAGTCCACGGAGAGCTGCATTTCTTCGTTGCTCTGTGTTGAGCCGTTTCTTGAGACCTACGTTCAATTGTTTGTAGTATTCCAGGTTCGTTTGCATTCTCAGGTAGTTTTGTGCCATTCGTTCGGCAGCGTCAGCGATTCGTTGTAAGCTCCCGCAGTTGATAGAGCTTTCCGTGTTACTGCCAGTCCACTCTCGCTTGCTTTCTTCTCTTTTGGTGCTCATGCGAAATCAGGCTCCTTGTGATTGCGGCGGTTCAGGCAACGGCTGCCAATGCGTTACTGTGATGATTGACCCTTCGGGTGTTCGCCATTGATTGACTTCATCGTCATAGGATCCAAGCCAAACTGGTTCAGTCACATCTTGCGATGGAATGAATACCAAAACGATTGTGTCGGCGTCTGGGAGCTCGGCCTTTACGTCGATCCATTTGCTGTTCATGCATCGGTCGATGCACTCCAGAATTACAAAATCAAACTGCTTTTTCGCATTAGCCTTTAAGCTTTCGTTGGTTTCAATTGAATTCCGAAGAGCCTGTTCGGCCAGTTCTTTCGACTTAAACAATGCGACTCGACCTCGACGAAGTAGGATCGATGGCTCTGGTTCTTGGCCAACTCCGTAATCAATTGGGTCCAAGCATGGCGGATCAACCGACCTATTCTTGTTTTTTGGAATGCAAAATACAGCGTAGGGCATTGTTACTCGTCCTCCAATTTGTAATTGCAATGAGACCAAAGCAGTTCAGGAGTTGCGATTTCGGCGGCAACGTCCTCACTTCCACCAAGAACTTCAATTGGCAGATCATCTAGGTAGTCTTGCAAATACTGGGCGTTAAATCGCACAATATTGTCAGGGCTTAAGTGGCCGCAAACCCATCCGTATGGCCCCTTGCGATGCCCGAGAAGTCTTTGTCTGCTGGAATTCGGATCCCCGTTCATTATCAAATAGACATAGACTTTTCCCGCTTGAATCTCTTTTGCGACATGCTCCTCTAAGTCATTTCTATTCATTGCCAATCGCTTCCTTCTCAATCCGCATGACTCGGTATCCCAAGAACTTGCCTTGCTTCATGCCCACTTGGAGGTGCTTTATCAATCCACTTTGCCTGTGCGCCGTGCAAATGAAATCTTGCCATACGTTGCATTTAAGTTCGGGAACATGAACCAGGACCATTGCACGCTGCGACTGCTCGCACATCTTGGCCTGTATCTGATACCGCGTTCCGTAGGACAATGCACAATACTGCTCTTTCTGCGTACACATGAGTACGTCCTTTCTTCTGCTGGGCCAGTCGGGAAACAATCAAATGCTCTGTCAGTTCCGCATACTGCAACAAACATTTGATCCAGTTGAGGGAGCGAGAATCGAACTCGCGTATCAGAGCTTATGGGGCTCTGTGGGTAACCAGCAACCATCCCTCAATGCTTGCGGGAATGCGTCCCGCTCCGCACCACGCTACGGTGCCCCAACCCAATTCAGGGTGGACGCTCGCTTGTTGGCCGTAGCCGCGCACAAGAGCGATTAGCGCTCACTAGCTAGTGAATGAATGAGTTCAAAAATGAACCGCTTGTGATCCTGGCA